GCAACAGATACAACCTGTATCATTCTGCGTCTGAAAGACTCGGCACTTTTTAAGTGTCGGTATGAAGCGGGAGGAGAGTCAGTCGATGGACCGGTTCAGATGACTCAGGGACTCGGGAAGATGTATATCTTTCGTACAAATCAGACGACTCTCGAGGCCAGCCCAGCAGTCCAGCGAGTAGGTATCGCGTCTGCATCACAAAGCGGGCAAACGATAACGGTAAACACTTCAGCGAATCACAATCGAGTCGTTGGAGATTTTATTACTTTAACAGGACTCGGTGCTTTTACGGAAAATCCAAACGCTTGTTACCAAGTGGTGACTAAACCTTCGGATACTCAGTTCACCGTCACAATGGCAACTAGCCAAACGGCAACCTTCAATGTGAGCGGCGCACAGGTAGAATATTTCTTGGACTTTAGTAAAGTGGCAAACGGAACTTATACCTCACCGGTTTATCTGACTGACACTACCGCAACGGCACAGGATGGAGTGGTAACGATGGATGTCAATTCTCACGGACTATCTGCTGGGGATGATTTAACCATTCAGTCGGGGACTAGTCCATTCGACCTATTCGCTGACCAAAAAGTCAGAGTTACGGGAGCGCCTACAGCCAATCAATTTACCTTTAATTTAGAAGTCGCTAATGTATCCCTCGGGGATTCCAAAACTCTGACAGTTAATAAACCATTAGCAGTCGGAAAAGGCTTTATCCATCAGCCCGCCGCACCGTGGGGAATCGTACACGAGAGAAGACTATGGATGCCTTACTGGTACACCTCCGGCAGTACACCAGCGGACCGAGGAATAAGGGATGAAATTGTGGCCTCGGACATCATGGATTTCAATACCGTGGATGTAATCGGGAATCAGTTTAGACCATCCGCCGGGCAAAGCGATTACCTCGTTCAACTCACTCCTTTCACGAAAGATTCACTCGTAGTATTTAATCGAAAATCGATCCATCTAATGACAGGGATAAGCGGATCTCTTGCCGATGTTTCAACCAATGTGGTTACAACTGAAATTGGATGCTCGGCAAGAAAGTCTGTGGTTCAGGTAGCTAATCAGATAATGTTTTTATCGGACCAAGGTATTTACGCGGTCGAGTTCCTTGATGAATATAATTTGCGGGGGACAGGTACACCGATTTCCGAAACCATCCAGCCCTTTATCGACCGAATTAATCAAGACTATGTTCATCTAAGTTGTGCAGTTTACTTCGACAATCGCTATTGGCTTGCCTTGCCGCTAAATTCTGAGAGCGGGGCATTAGCCTCGAAGCTGAACACTATAATCGTTTACAGTTTTCTTAATGGAGGATTCGAGAGCATTGACACAGTAAATTCTACAGAGTTTGCTATTCGAGAATTAATAGTCGGGAAGGAAGGTTCGCAAAATGCGTTATATTTAACAACGGAAGAGGGCGGAGTCCATAAAGTCGATGGATTTGAGGGAGGGGATGTGGTAAGCCTGACTGCTGGCCAAGCGATTCCCGCAACTATCCCAGTTGTTAGCCAAATAACCACTCGCCAATATGATGCTGATTCGTTGGACAGGAAAAAATTCAGTCGGGCAGAGTTCCATATAAAAAGTGGAAGTGAAACGGTAACGGATGGTGATATTACCTTTATAACTGAAGAGCCCGACTCTACATCTACAGCCACATCGGTCTCTAGCCTTATAGGATCGACTTTACCAGCAGATGAAGATTCATCCCTTCGGATGAGGGTGAATAAACGAGGATTCGGGATACAAGCAGATTTTAAACCCAACACAGGTAGACCATTTTTAAGAGCAGTAAAAGTAGACGCTCAAATCACAGACCGAGCAACAACAAGCATTTCATAAAGAGGATAAACAAATGGGAGTAATTACGACAGGACAGACTTTTGCCAGTGGAGACCAAGTCACGGCAACAAAGCTAAACGATATTGCAAATGGTGCTACATTCACCTCGGCGGCAGATACGACTGATAATTCGACCCTTACTTTAAGTTCTTCGAGTAAACTAAAGGTAGCAGATGCCGGAATCACAGCGACCCAGCTTGCCACGGATGCAGTAATTACTGCAAAGATTCAGGACGGAGCGGTAACAGCCGCAAAATTGGCTCAGGCGGCTATAAATGCAATTATGCCTACTGGTTCAGTCATCCCGTTTGCGGGCCTCACCGCCGCGGGGCCTCCCGCCGGATGGTTATTTTGTGATGGCGGCTTTCAATTTCAAGCAGATCAGCCAGCACTTTTTGCGGCTTTAGGGACAACTTATGGATCGACTGCGACCACTTTTAATGTCCCCGACCTTCGAGGTCGAGTAGTCGCTGGCCGAGATGATATGGGAGTATTTGGGACGGCTGGTAGGTTAACAGCTGCCGGCAGTGGATTAAATGGTACTAACCTTGGCGCTGCCAACGGACTTACTGAGACGCATACACTGTCTATCGCTGAATTGCCGGCTCACGATCACAATTTGCCGGTCGATGGAGTCGGAGCGTTAAACATACAGAGTTTGACTTCAACGGCAGGCTCAGATCAAGGGTACGACGGCTCGGTCGATTCCGCCTCGACCGGCGGAGGCGGGGCCCACAACAATGTCCAGCCCACCATGATTTTAAATTACATAATAAAGACTTAATATGGATATTCTACAGAAATTATTTAGCTCTCCCGAAGCATCAGCCGATCAAAAGGCACAGGCAGTCGTAAATTCGTATAACCAGCCCCGCCTTACCGCCTCAGAAAAGTACCACCTAGCACAGGGGAATCTCCAAGGAATGGACCCGAATGCGTATTTGGCTTATGCGAACCCCACCAATCCACCACAAGGAGAATCACTCGCATATATAAATGAGTCAGAAAAGAAAATTTTAAAGAATGCCGGTGCATCGGGTAAGATGACCCCATCGGGCATTCCATCTTACGAACCTGAAGATCCACTTCGCCAAGCCGCCGCCCTTCTAAATTCGGAAGCACCGGAGGGCGAAGGATTAGCGTACATTAATCAACAGGAAGCACAAATGCTTATGGAAGCGGGTGGAGCGGGTGAACCGGTTAACTCTTCAGGCGTTCCTTCCTTTTTCTTACAGAAACTATTTGGAGGTGGGAAAGATGCTCCCGCTTTACCCGAATTTAATGTCGGTAAATCTGCCCAAGATTATGTCGGAGCAATGGCCGACTCAGGACTCCAAGATCAGCTTCTAGGAGTTCGCCAACAGTACGACCCACAGTATCAAGATTTACAGATTGGACTCGCTAAACGAGCCGCCGATCCGATGGCCAGCCTGGCAGAATCAAATGCCATGCGGTCACAGGATTTTGGTGCGAGGATGGCGGAAAGACAGGCTGGATCGGATATCAGTATGCTAGGTCGATTTGGGGCGGATATGAACGAAGCTTATCGGGCATCCGATCCGCTGATGCAAGCCCGCACCCAACAGGCTAATGAGTTAGCCGATCAGGCGTTCAATGAAGCACAGATGACTGACCTATCGCCCGAGCAAAGAAGGCGAGCTACTCAGTCCGCCCGTGAAGGATTAGTCGCACGGGGTAGGGGAATGGATAATGCGGGCATTGCCGCTGAGGCGATGAGCCGAGAAGATTATTTAAGAAAAATTATAGGCGAAAGTCGAGACGATGCGATGAAGTTTGGAGGGTATGCATCGAATTTAAATAGGCAGACATCAGTCGATCCACTGGCCATGCTTCGGGGCGGAAGTAATTATACTTCTCAGGGGTTCGGCGAAAGGTCCGCACTTTTCGGAATGCCACAGGAATCGGTAACCCGAATTAATCCCGATGCCGGAGTTAATATTGGTATGCAAGCATATGCGAACCGAGCGAATTACTTAGCGAATACATATGCCGCTAAAGAACAGGCGGCGGCTGGAGCGGCTAGTGGATTAATGGGTGCATTAGGCTCACTAGGCGGAGGGATGCTACAAGGCGGGTTCTCTAAAGGTGGTAAATTTAATAAAAGCTAATATTATGGCAATCGGAGATACAGTTCAGGCGGGCTTAATGAGGGTAGATTCCTCGCCCATTCTTTTAGCGGGACAGGCACAGGCTCAAGCAAACGAGGCGTTTGGAAACGCACTCGGGCAAGTCGCAAAAGGCTATTTTGTCGGACAGGAAAAGAAAGCCCGTGCCAATGAAATTAAAGAGGAATTAATGCGTTCAGGACTCCCCGAGGAAGCCGCCGCTAATATCTCCAAGAATCCATTTCTGCAAAAGGAACACGCAAGGAAACAGGAAGCGGAAAATCGGATGAAAATTGCAAGGATGGCTCAAAGGAGTGCCGGCGATGCACTTGCACAGAAGGCGGCATTTGAGGAAACTCGAGTAGGGGAGAGGCAGGCATCACTAGAGAAGGCAGAAGAAAAGGAGGAAATAATGAGTGAGGCCAATCAGTTTATGCGAACTCGGCCTCAAACTGAAACCCCTGAGTTTTCAAATTTACTAGAAGAGTTTAGACCCGATCAAATACCAGGTACACCTGAATTTGAAGCAAAGGAATTATCCGAGCCAATGGGAGCAAGGCCACCTCTTATGGCATCCTTCGCTACAGACAAGCCAAACTTTCAAATGTTTAATGTTGGTAAAGCTCCAATAGAACAGCAGTTGCCCGAATCTTTCCAAGGCCAAGCTGGCCGTATTATTGATATGGCAGATAATGGAGAAATATCGCAACCAGCGGCAGACTTAGCATTAAATCGAATCCAAAAGCAAGCAATGGCCGAGCAGAAGGCGGCTCCCTCACTAAAAGATTTGTTGGATATTCAAGGTAAAACTCAAGATATTGAGTTTAAAAATACAGACTTTGAGCAGAAGCAAGATGCGATTAGTTTTAAGCCTGAACAAAATTATCTTAATTTAGGGGAAGTTAAATACGGGATATCGGGTAAATTTGGTAACGAGGCGGAAGTAATCAAAATAAAGAGTGAAGCTATTCCGAATTACCAAAAAATGAACGAAGTAATGGAGGATCTTATTGATTTAGGCGAGGCTCGGAAAAAGCAAAAGTATATGAGCAATTCCGATAAAGTTTTAGCTGAGTCTTTAAGTAGGCAGTTACAAGGATTACTTCGTGAAGATATTTTAGGTCCTGGTACTGTAACTGAACCCGAAAGAGCTATTCTAGAGCAGATAATACAAAATCCTACTCTCAATGGTTTGATTTTAAAGGGAAAACGGATGATAAAATCAGATCATTAAAAGGTGTCAGGAAAAAGGCATTTAATACCCTAAAATCAAGATTGTCCGGCCTCGGCTTAGATGTCTCAGAGTTTGAACAAGGTGGGAATGCATCTGGAACAAATAAATCTTCCAATATGCAAAATAAGACGGATAGCGGGCTAAGTTTTGAAGAAATTTCTTTGGACGATCTGTAATGCCAAAGTATAGAATAAAGTCCGACATCTTAGGGGTGGATTTTGGAATCCGCACGGATGAAAAATTAACCGAGCGGGATTACTTCGACATCCTTAAAACAAAAGTCCAGCCACAGGATTTATTACACGCTTATAAATCTGCTCCTTACGATGAAAAAAGGCAGAACCTAGCGACTAAGGCATTGGATAATGGTTTCTTCGACCAGGATGTTGGTTTTACCGAGTCAGTTGCAGAAGTCGGAGGTATGGTCGGCCAAGGGATTGGTGATATGCTCACCACAAATATATATGCTACTTCTCGTTTACAGCGGGCAAGGATGCAATATGGGGATGCTGACACCGAACAAGTCTACCAACCACTAATCGAAGAGGGCATTAAGAAGGCGGGGCAACAGCTTAAAGGATTGGCTTATGCGGCCAAGCGGACAGACCGATCCATCGAGGATGATTTATCACAGGCGATGCAGTTTGCCGGTATCCCTCGGGATGATGAGAATTTACAGAGGCGAGTAATCGCAGAAGCACAAAGACAAGACCAGTCACAAGTTGCCGCTACACAAGCACAGATGGGAGTGGAAGCGGCGGGCATGATGGCCATGATCGGGGCAAAAGGTAGCGAGCTAATCGAGCGAGTAAAGGCAGACTCTTCAAAGGAATCCAAACTCGCACAGATTGAATATTTAGCAGATAAATTCGATATCGCTGAAAAGATTGAAAAGGGTGCAGAACTCGGACTTGCAGAAGCGGGCTTACTCGGAACTTTAACCGATGTCTACCTAGGCAAAAATTTATCTCCATTCGATGTTAATCAAGAAGCACTTGAAGATGTACAGTCGGGATTAGTTGAACCAGATCGTGAAGTCGCTATGGTTGGCTCAGTAGTCGCAGACCCCAGCTTTGTCGCAACAATGGGAGCGGCTGGCGGAGTAAATGCGATGCGTAATGTATTAGCTCGGGGCATGGTGATAAGGACAGGCGAAAAGGCGGCACAGGAATCCTCGTTAAGATTATTTTTAAGCAGAGCAGAAAACATCGCTAAACCATCAACCCAGCAAAAGGCATTAATTAAATCAGCCGAGCAGAAGTTGGCAAAGGTTGCCGGATCGGGTGAAAAGTTAGATAAACTTGTGGCTAAATCCCAAGGGGTTGCACAGGCAAAAGTTGGCAGTCTTATACAGAGTGGAGAGGCAAGCACCCAAAGCGGGGCAAGGCTTGTAAATTCACTATCTAAAGCACTTGAAAATGCACCCGCCCCCAAAGCTCCAATATTCAATCGGATGACTGGTAAGATATTGGAACGGGCTGGAATGACTACCGAGACACTCGGACGGACCATAGAATTTATTCAGCGATTACCCGAGGAAGCCCTGACTACTCTGTTTATGAAGGGCAACATGGGTGGGATGAGCCAAGAGGCCGCCCAAATGGCCGCACGAGCGGTTGCAAAGCCAGCACAATCGCTTGCGGCGGCTGGAGTCGTAACCGGTGGATTTAACGAGTTTTCTCCCGAGCTTGAAAACCTCGGACTCGCTCTACTCTTAGCACCAGGTGGATCTTCCCTAGTCACTCGATTTGGACATGATGCGGCAATCCTCGGAAAGCAGTTACAATTTGCACAGGCATCCAGCCCACTATTCCAACGGATCGCACAACTCGATCCCGCAGATGCCTCATTAACATCCGTAATTGTTGATCGATCATCCGCCTTAACGATACCCGAAACTATTTCAGGACTTGCCGAAGGTATATTCTCAAAGTCTCGTCAGTTCGGTCCATCCCCAGCCTTAAAAGTCCCTTCGACTGCATTGGCAAAGACAGGACTCGGAAACACTTTAACCGGTGCAGTTAATACAGCGAAAACTGTAGTCGGTGCATCTACTATACCAGGAGCAATCGGATACGCTTTAGACGGCGAGGCGGGAGCCGGTGGAGCGATTGGAGCTTCATGGCCATTCCT